AGCATTCCTGCTTGTGACCACATAGTGCTACTCATAGCACCTACTTGTCCTCTGTTCTTGTAAGTGTTAAGTCTACCTACAATATAGTCTGAACTCTGTCCTGCTAGTTTAGGAAATACTGCCATACCTTGTCCTTCCATTCCGTGACAAGCGGCACACCCTGCCCATAAACTTCTGATGTCACTGAACTCGTCCAAGTTAGCCAATGCTTGTTTGCGTTGCTCTATCTCTGATGCTGTGCCATTAAGTGCTACATAGTCTACATAGCATTGTCCAGTACACGAACTGTTACTGCTGTAACCAGTGTATTCTAAATTTGGATATACTTTAGCAACAAAGAAAATACCTATTGCTAAAACTCCTAACATTGTCATTCCTAATTCTTTCATTTTTCTCCGTAATTATCATCGACATCCAATCTTATGATATCATCTTCAGACAGTATCTGACCCGCCCATATCTCCACTAGTCTCAGTGGTATCTCTCCTGGGTTCGTCAACTTGTGAGTCTGTGTTGGTCTGATGTACACTGACTCTCCTTCGACTATGAAAAACTCTCTGTCTTCTATTGACCTGGTCCCGCCTTGCTTTATGTGTCCTGCGCCTTCTAAGACTACCCAATGCTCACTCCTATGTAAATGGAATTGGTCACTTAGACTTTTACCAGGATCAACTATCAGTTCTTTAACTTTATAGCCATTACCTTCTGCAAGTTCTTTGTACCTACCCCAAGGTCTTTCAACTGTATTTATTTGAAATTCCTTTATTAACTCACTACTACTAGCAATTTTGTGGTTTCCACCTATACCAAACTGCATATCTATATTATACCTAGCACATACCTCTGCTTCTCTAATCTTTTTAGTGCTACTTCTATCGCCACCGTTACAGAAAACTATTGAGTCGTCTGGGTGTCTTATTGCAAAGTTTCTGATAGCACTGGAACTACTATCATCTGTATCTTCTGATTGAAGAATTGCATTATGAACACACTCTAACTCTTGTATAATTTCTAAACGTTGGTCTCCTGACATAAAAGGTTTCCCTTTCTTCCTAGTGAGCCAGTCATCACTATTAACTAATACAATTACCTTCTTGCCTAACTTAGATGCTTCTTTAAACATCTTAAGATGTCCTAAGTGTAGAGGATCAAACCCTCCACTGACAATAGCATAGTCGTACATTAATATCTCTTCCTCATTTTTCTAACCATCTCTTGGCGTAGGAATTCTTTACGTCTTTTCTTTTTAGTCTTAAGATACTTTTGACCTACAGGACTAGGGACAGGCATATTACCTTTGATTTGATTATCCCATACTTCTTTTGCCCAACGTTTCTTTGCTTGATTCTTTAACCTTTTGCGTTTCGCACTAGGCTTTTCATAGAACTCTCTTTTGGAAAGTTCTTTTTGTCTGTCTGCTTTGAGTAATATTTTCTTTAATATTCTTACAGACTTTTCAACATTGCCGTCGATTACTCTTACACTAGCACCTTTGCTAATAGGTTCTCTCGTTTGATTACTATCAAACTTCTTCTTATTGTTATAAGAATCCTTAGTCCGATTTTTCCAATTGTTATCTTTATTCATTTTTCTCCATTCATACAGTTTATATTATACTTCTTTATTGAAACTTGTCAACCTGAAATTCCTCTGTTACATTTCCAGAATCTAGTACAGGTTTTGCTGTGAGGTTCCTCACTTCTATTCTTTTAATACTTTTCTTGTTTATCTTAGGCAAGTAAAACATCAGCATCTTAAAACACTCTTCGCATAAACTTCTTATGCCTCTTGCTCCTACTTTACTTTTCTTTACACTTTTTGCAACGTCTAAATAAAACTCATCTAGTAATTCTAATTCTACTCCGTCTAACAAAAACAATTCTTGATATTGTTTAGTAACACTACGTTTACTAGTTTTCATTATGCTAACAAATTGTTCTTCTTCTAAGTCGTTTAGTTTTGTTAGTATAGGAAATCTTCCTACCAATTCAGGAATCAATCCGTACATAATTAAATCTTCTGGATCATACTTTATGTCAGGCTGTTTTGAATTGATTGATCCTTTGAATCCTACTTTAGACCCTTTGCTCAATCTTTTAGTTACAATGTCATCTATGCCAACAAATGCTCCTGCTGTTATAAACAACACATTTGTTGTATCAAATTCTATAGTAGCACCTTTTTGTTGTTGTGCTTTGCCACCTTCTGCTATTTCAACTACTGTGCCTTCTACTAGTCTTAGCAATGCCTGTTGTACGCCTTGGCCACTAACATCTCTTGTGTTTGTGTTTGACTCACTGCTTCTGCTTTTCTTATCTATTTCATCTATAAACACTATGCCGCGTTGAGCATCTTCTAAGTTGTTGTTAGAGTTTTTGTAAAGTCGTTGTAGCACACTTTCAACATCTTCGCCTACATAACCTGCTTCAGTTAATGTTGTTGCATCTGCTACAGCAAAAGGAACTTTCAAATAGTCTGATAATGTTTTAACTAGCAATGTTTTACCTGTACCACTTGGCCCTATCATTAGTACATTACTTTTCTCTATTTCATTAGTCTTTATATCATTAAATAAGATACGTTTATAATGATTGTAGGCAGACACAGCCAATGTTATCTTGGCATCGTCTTGTCCAATAACATAATCATCTAGGTGTGCTTTAATCTCTTCTGGTGTAGGAACATTCTCAGTATCTAAGATTGTTTCTTCCTCGTTGTCTGATTGTAATATTCTATATGACAGTTCTATACACTCGTTGCAAATGTAAACTTCAGGTCCTGCGACTAGTTTATCGACTTCTTTTCTTATCTTCCCACAAAAGTTGCAGGAAAAATTATCTGTTGTGTCTTCTGTCATTAGCAAATATTTATGTTATTTCTTAATAGTAAACTTAGATCCCTGGTATTCATTGTCATCTGGTTTTGCTTTACTGGCGTCCCAATTGGTTGCGTCAGTTGAAGCATTATCCTTTTCTTGATTCTTTTCCCAGATGTTTGTTGGTGCAGGCTTAAAGAATGTTCTAAAATTTTCTACTGTGGTATTTGCTGATGCTAATAAATTGTTTATAATTTGTTGCTTGTTTTGTCCAGGGTCAACTGTTAATACACCAAAGTACTCTGCAAACTCTAACAGTTGCTTCTTGGTCTTTGGAGTAAGTATGCTTTTAACTTCTGATGTTAGTTCTTCTTTGACTACAGGAGTACGCATACCATCGTGTGTTTCTATCTCTACCCAATCTGTTTGCTCATCATCTAGACTTTTAAGTGTCTCTTCAAACTTTTCATTTACTTCTTCCAATGCTTGTTCTTTAGTAGGAATAGACACTTCGCTTATTTTCTGAGGTCCTAAGTCTACTTCATCTTCTTTAACAACTACAGGATGAAAGCCTGGGTCTTGCTTCTTGGCGTAAGATTCTGCTATTGCCAATGCGGCATCACTAACAGCACTTGGAATATCTTCATACGTTGTTTCTACTATTGTGTTTGTTGAAGGTTCATCTACACTTCCCCAATCTACTTTTAACTGTTCATCTATTTCTATTGTGAGTTTATCCGTAAACTCTTTGTCTATGTGAATGTCTTCTATGTCTGGCAACTTGTCAGGATTTAGTATGTCTAATATTTCTTGTCTGTCTTCTGGGTCATTAGGGTCAAGATAGTCCTCATCAGTAACTTCTTCAATCTCTGGTGTTGGATTTTTTGGCTCTGGGTCTGGTGTTGGATCTTTTGGCTCTGGACCTGTGCTTTCTAAGTTTATACCATAACGTAATAGTGTTTGGTTAGCCGCAATCAATAACATAACTGCTAATGGATCGAACACAAATACAAATAACAGTATGAATATTCTTATTGCTTTATCCATTATGTCTTGTTCTGAACTACCGTAAAGCAATTCAGCAACGTATTTGATAGGTCCTATTTCCCTGTCAATGTCTCTAACTTTTTCTTCAGCACTAAACTTTTCATCTTTCAGTACTGCAATGTCATCAAATATTTCATCTATGTCAGCATTGAAATCTGTTACTTTTGCTATGTTGTTGTCTTGTTGTGTGCCACTTTGTAAACGTAATCTGTTAATCTCTGCATCAGCACCTTTGATAGAATCTTGTGCTTGTAATCTATAGTTGTCTACTGCATCTTGAAATACTTTTATGTCTGCACTTGCTTGTCCTCTAAGCCTAATCTTCTCATCTTTGATTTCATTTCTTTCATCTGTTTGGCTTGCTCTTAATTGATTTGCCTGTGCTACATAATCTATCTTTTCTGTTTCAGCACCTTGAAATATTCCGCCTTCATCTGTTGTGATAACTTCTATGCCTTTGTTTCTTAAATCATTTACTGCTTTGTCTAGTTCAGATAGTCTACTATCCTGTTGAGCAATGTCTACTTTGAGTTGCTCTCTAACTGTGTTAATTTGTTCTTGGTTGTAATCAATGTCGCCTTGTACTCTTGCCCAAGCACCATCTCTGATATCTTCTTGTTGCTTGATGCTTTCGCTTACATCTATTCCGCCTTCACTTAAATCTGTTATACGTCCTCGTATAATTTCTATTTTGTTTTCTTCTCTAAGTATCAATCCATCTATGCGTTCTACTTCTGCTGTTGCTATAGCACCGTCACTGGATACATCTGAAGATGCTTTAGACAAGTAACCATAGATACCTGCTGATGTAATCAGCATAAGTACAACCACTGCTGTGGTAAGGTATGATTTAAGTAATAGTCCTGTTTCATTCCAGTATCTATATAACCAACTTGCAGTTAGCAGTTTACCTACTTCTAATGTTCCAGCCATTATGGCTACACTCATTGGCATACCGCCAAAGAATATCATAAGTCCAGCAATGCTGAACCAAGCCGCTACTCCGGCAATGGCGATTGCTGTAATTAATGTTATGATTCCGAACCACATAATTGTACCTTTAAGTTAAGTACTACTATTTATCGTATTTCTAATTGTGTTTCTATTTATTTGTGAACTTAAATAGAGTGTACATAAATAGTACATATGAAAATACTAGTTACAGGCGCAGACGGATTTATAGGTAGTCATTTAGTTCCATTACTTAGGCAGAAAGGACATCATATTCACAGTCTTAAAAGCAAGTTAGAACAACACAAATACGTTCGAAAAGAAGTACTCGACTATGCACCAGATATTATTGTACACTTGGCGGCAAGAACAGAAGTAGAACAAAGTTTTTATGAACAGATAGACTTTACCCAAGTGAATTATGTAGGCACAGTAAACTTAATTGAAGTTGCAAGAGAAGTACCCAACTTGAAAAACTTTGTGTTTGCTAGTACAATGGAAGTGTATGGGTGGCAACCAGTCAGCGATTTAATTAGAGATGGCAAAGAGACTGCTGAAGATATTATTGCTTTCGATGAAGATACTCAACCAAATCCAAATGCCCCCTACGCCGTGGCAAAGTATGCCTGCGAAAAATACTTAGAGTATGCACACAGAAGTTATGGCTTACCGTTTACTGCTATTAGACAAACTAATGCGTATGGCAGAAAAGACAATGACTTCTTTGTAACAGAACAAGTTATAACACAAATGCTTAAATATCCAGAAGAGATTAACTTAGGTTACGGTGAACCATACAGAAACTTTATATGGATAGATGATTTATTAAAGGCTTGGGTAGGTGTAATTGAAAACCCAGACAAATGTGCAGGTGAAATATATTGCTTAGGCCCAGACAATGCAATCAAGATTAAAGACTATGTACAACTTATAGCAGACAAACTGGGTTGGAAAGGAACTGTTAATTGGAACACCAAGAAGGATAGACCAGGCGAGATATATTTGTTAAACAGTAGTGGTAAAAAACTTGAAGATGCAATCGGTTGGAAGCCTAAAAAGACATTAGAGAATGGTGTTATCAATACCATTAACATATGGAAGAAACTAGCAAAGTAAACATAAGAAGAGTTGTACTTAGAGACAATACTTTTTATGGCTTATGCTTATCTGATTTACAATCAACAAATCAAAACAACTTTGGAAATGCACAACCTTTTGAATTTATAAAGTCAGTTGCAAACGAATTCAAAGAAACATTCGACAAAGCAGGCATAAACTTTCTAGAGCCTGTAAACATAAATCTCTTAAAGCCTGAGCAAGATGTAATATATGAAATAGATTCTGTAACATATTTTAACTTAGACTTTATACAACAAAGAATATATTTAAACTTACCAAATAAAATCATTTGTGATTTTGATGAAGGAGGTTATGACTTTGTACGTTCAAAACTGTTAGAAGATAACAGTATTAAACAACTCACAATCGTTACAGCAACACAAGGATTAGCAAGTACCAACAGCAACATACAGTTTGTTGTGATGCCGTTCTTTGGTCTAATGAGTTGTTGTAGTACAAATGCTCTTACTCCTGACTTTCCTTTACAACCAAACACACCAAAGCAAACAGACAAGATACTAGTTCCAGTACACAAACCTAGACCTAGTAGACTGCTAACTCTATCTAAACTGTGGCAATCAGGTATGCTAGACAATGCTGATTGGAGTTTAACAATAGACTTTGAAAACAAAAAGATTCCAAGTGATTGGTTTCACTCTAAGAATGTTAGTGAACACAGACATAAAAGATCCTTAAATCAATCGCAACTAGTAATTAATTTTATTGAAGAACACAAACAACAAATACCTAAACAGTTAGTTGGTGTGCCTGATGATTGGAGATGGTGTGGTGCTGTTAGTCCTGATTGGATTGGCAGGTACAATGCTTACATAGGTATAGACACTCATAATAATCTTGACACTAGAGTGCTAAAGGACGTATGCTTTTATACTGAAAAAACATTTAAAGGCTTTCTAATTAATGCTCCTGTTTACACAATAGCCAATGCAGGATTTAATAAGTTATTAGAACAATATGGATTTTATATGCCAGGCGACTATGACCATTTAGAAGGCGAAGATAGAATTTATGCTGTTATTGATTCTATACAACACAATGATTGGGATAGCGATAAGGTTGCTAACAATTACATACTAGCAAACAACAAAATGTTTTGGGTAGAATTAATTACTGCTACTCTGCTCGAACAAATCTAGTACATCTATATCTTCTATAATTGGTTCTGGTTCCCATTTAATTGGTCTTTTGTATCTTAAATCTTGTGGAAAGTCTTCAGTAAAGATTAATCTGTCCATTTTGTTTTTGTATGTGGCAAGTGTTTGTATCTCTTCCATTCTAGTTTCGGCATACTTATTCATTATTTCTTGATTCATAGTTACTTCTAATGGAGTTTCCCAACTACTGTGCCAAGGATCTACATACTCTCCTAAGTTTTCAACTAAAGGATTATATCCTTTCATAACTCTTTGAGTCTTTTCTGTTATATGCCTAGCAACATAAAAACTTTTAGTACACTCAACAAAGTCTTTTCTCAATAGAATTGTTACAGTTGGATTCATAGCAAACAAATCTTCCATAAGATTATCGTATGTAGAATGTCTAATATGAGATGGGAATATTTTTAGAATACTGTTTTCGAAATCAGTATTTTTTAATATGCGTTCAGTGTGTTGTTTTCTGTTTGTGTGAAATAGTTCGCCGTGATTTTGTATCTCTAAATCTCTTGCTTGTTTTTTAACATAATATGTACTGCCAGTTCTCGGCATTGTGAGAACTAATTCAAACATTACTCTGGATAATGAACTTTAACGTGGTCGTTACGTTCTACTGATGCACTATTGGCTTCGTGCTCTTTTACAGTAACTTTTTGCACCCAACATCTTCCTTTGGTCATAACCTTAACAATTTCATTTGCTTCATCATATGCCATTTCGGCAAACCGTTCGCACCCTGTTGCATCAACAACTCTCATATCAATAAGACCTTTGTCATTTAACATTTGAACTGTCTCCATTTCAGGATCGTCTCTGGCTACCAAATAAGTATGGTCGAACATATTCTTCAACCATTCTTTGAGAGGTTTAAGTCCACCGAAGTCTACTGCCCAGTTGCGTTCATCTAGTTCATCACAACCAAAAGTAAACTCAAACTGTAGAGCATAACCGTGGATTAGATTACAATGGCTGTCTGCTCTCCATTGTCTAAATGCACAACTATGACCCGTTGCGTGGGTATAAGTTTTGCCTGAATAAAAACGTTTGTTCATAAGATACCTCAATAATAGTGTATATTATATATTCTTATCCAGGCGAAGTCAATAAGTTTATTGGTTTATTTTTTCTTCTTCTTTTCCATAATGGCAACTGCTTTATCATAGTCTGCTTTTTTAACTACACCTTCAGCAAGTAGTCTTTCTCTGTTTGCCATATGTCTTTCAATTAAATCTTCTTTGCTACCACCATAGTAATCAACACAATGACCTGCGTCCATCAATGCTTTAACAATACTGATTTCTTCACCATTTAAATCAATAATAAAGTCACCAAGGATACGTCCGAACTTGCCTTTCATATCTTCGCCATCTCTATTGATTTGTGTTTTTAGAATTGAGGTTTTACCTAGCATTGCCTTAAGAGCATTCTTAGCCGCAATACCAAATACCTTTTCAACCTTATCGCTTGTTCGACTTTCAGGGGTGTCGATACCCATTATTCTTACTCGTTCGTCGCTGAGTACCACACCAAAGCCTAAATCTATGTCTACGTCTACTGTGTCGCCATCAACAACTTTGAGTATTTTACATCTATACTCGTACATTGTTTACTCCTACAAATCCATTTGGATTATAAGAGTATTTATCTTTAATCGTTTCTTATTAAGAATCTATGATTTCCTATTACAGCACTCTCTGGATATACCGTACTCCAACTTGGAGTTGAAATATTATAGTTGTAATAATGAGTTGCACCTTTCGTAACATCTCTGCTCCAACCGTCCATTACTTGAATAGCAGTTTCAACACTATGTTCCCAATCAGTTATGTTTGGTTTGATTGCTTCGCCTTTTCTAGGTTCTGCTTTGTATCGCATTTGAGGATTGTCTGTTTTACCATCGCAGTACCAAGCAAACTGGCACATCTCTCTAATAGGGTTGCCTTTCCAAAGTTTTGCTTCTAGCACTACACCACAAATGGTGTTTGGGTACTTTGGATGTTTTACTCTGTTCTTAACAACGTGAGCAACAGCGGCTTTGCCTTTCCAGCCTTCGCCTCTTGCTTCGTAATATATATTGAGTGACATACAATATGTTTGCTCAACATTCTGTTCTGTAAGTTCTACGCCACTTGATAACATCATAGTCATCATCATAGTTTTGGCAGTTAAATAAGTACTCTCTAACATATAGTCTCCTATTGCTTGTATATTATAAACAATTTATGTGGTTATGTCAATGTTAAATATTGTGTGTAGTTTGTTCCTGTAATAGTCTATGTTGCTGTATTGCATATATGTATTGTAATTGTGTTCTAATACGGGTCTAAGACGCTCTAAGGCGTCGTGTAGTTCGTTAAAAGACATATGATGTATTCTATTAAGTTCGTTTGCGGCTTTAGAAAAACGTATGTTAGATTCTATTTCGTTATCATACGTTTCATCTATCATATCACTAAACGTTCTGTAGCCTACCTTTTTTAAATTTGCTATGTGATTAGGTGCCGCAAAGAATATTGCAGGCATTCTTTTCAAAAATGTTTTTAGTGTTTTTTCAGAGTGCCAACCATTTAGGAATGTAGGATAGCCATCTAGTAATTCTGAATATGGTTCGAAGTTTGTTTCTTGTATAATGTATACACCTGCTTTATCATAAAAAGCATTAGGCAAAGAGTCTTGCCAGTCTGCTGGAAAATCTGTTCCTCTGTCTAAACCTTTAGGCATCATTTTAACTAACTTGTCTACATTGTAAGCATCTAGATTTTCAAATATTTTTGATGTTGAATTACGACCTCTTAAATATTCTGCCATATCATTTGTCATCGGAACAGAAGTAGTTTGTGACATTACATTATTGTATGACCAAATAGTATCCTTTAGCATATCGTTTCTGTGTAGGTAATGCAGTATTTCAAATCGTGCATCAGTATGCCTTCTATTTGTGAATAAAAATTTGCTTCTAACTAAAGGCAAATTTATTTCTCTAGGGTCTAATGGTATCCTAAGATAGTATGTGTTATAATAAAAGTTTTTAAATACAGGCTTGTTTACTTTGTCTGCTATTCGAATACATTCTGATTCTAGTGTTGCATTGCCTGTGCATATTGCTACCTTATCATAATCTATGTTGTAATGGTCACATACATCATAAATGTCTTCCACAAGATGATAGTCTACTCCTTTAGAGTTATATTCAAAACCCCAACAGTCCATCAACGATAAGAACACAACACGTTGTCCTCTTTCGCCTACTAGTTTTAAAACAGTATCTGCTGTGCCTGTTAGTTCAAAAGGTCTGTCTCTAAAGTTTCTACTTAGTTTAGGATTTAGTCCTAATTCAATAATATCATCTTTGTGCCAATCATCACTAGATGTACTTTTATGTTTGCCAAACTCCAGTTGTATTTGCTCGTATCTTTCAGTATGTCTTGGTTGTAAGAACATCCAGTCAGGGTGAGATACTCCTACATTATCTGTAAAATTTCCTTGTAACTGTTCATAAGAGTATATATTCATAGTGGTTTTAGTTCGATTTCATAGTATTTACCAAGTCTTTTTAAATAAAATAGTAAATATTTGTGCAGAGGGACGTATATACAAATTAACAAAAGTATTATCGTGCCCCTCAAAATGACGCACTAACATAGAAGAAGAGATTTGTCATCTCACCCTCTGCTTTTTTCTTAAAGGTAATGCGACTGTCCTAGGTCAAGTCCTTTAGAAAACTGTTTATTGTATTTCCCAAACTCATCACCCATACTTGATACTTGTTTGTGAATCAATAAAGCATTTTGTACTAGCCTATCCTTATTGCCTTTCAACCAATCCTTAAAATATTGAATGTCCTTATCCATTAATGTTTTACAAACTTCAACAGTCTTTAATACTCTAACATCTGAACTTTCGTGTGTGTCCCAACTGAAGTCTCCGAACAAGTCTCTGAATATATCTATGCCGTGTTCTTCTAATGTGTGCATAGTATTCTTTTGTCCATAACACAAAGTAGGCATACAATTTATAATAGGGTTACTACTTTTTTCTGTAATAAAAATATTGTTACCTTCACACTCTGACTCTCCCACTACACAGATAGCACTCTCTTGAAATGATTTTACACTAGGAGGGATATAAAAAGAATGTGTAAAATGGTCAAACACTGGTTCGTGTTCTGCTGTTCGTTTGTTAGCAGGCAATGAATCTAAGTAATGTTCTAAGTCAGGCGGTAGTGATACTTCTTCATTTACATTGTTAAAGGATATGTTTTGCTTTGCCCAATTAGGATGTTCACTCATAGCACATTCAAAAAGTACTCTATGAAACTTTGGCTTGTTTGTGAAACCACAGAACCATTTTATTTTGTGTTCAGGGTCTAGTGTAGGAAATTGTGATGTGTGGTTTAATAATATGTCTGATGATATACATTTGAATATGGAGTGCTGTCTAATTACATTATTCCATTTAACAAAGTTTATTTTTTTAAGATGATGTTGCTTTTTATAATAAGACTTGTCGCCACAATCATAAAAATATAATTGAGATAAATCAAAGCCTACTTGATTTGCTGATGCTACAACATCTTCAATTGATAGTTGCGTATCATAACTAGAAGTGAAGCCTTCCAAATTTATTGCTTCGTACTGGTCATAAAACATTACCCTATAGTTATTGCTATTTGCATAGTTGAATATAGTTTTAAAGTATTCTAAAGAGTATGTGTTCTCATCATCTATAATGCCTTTAACACATAAATCAAAACGTTCGTGTGTCTCGTTAATAATAGTAGCAAACTCTCCTAGTAGAGGTTGATGCGTTATGTATTCGGATACATCAAACAGACTTTTTGTTTGTGCTACATTGTTTGAATTTATGTAGAAAACTAATGTTCTTACTTGGTGCATAACCCAGTCTCTACCGCACGTTCATACAGTTGCTGGCTGGCTAAGTTTTTTGCTTTTGCTTCACATTGTATATCGAAGTCGTCCCAAAAACTCAATGCCCAATCGTTCGCTTCTTGATTAGGATAATAGTCTGAGTGTGCTCTTAGTTTTTGCTTCTTGGCACCTGCTTCTAATAGTGCAGGTAAGTCTTGCATTTTGCTATGGTCAATCTCTTCGCCTTCTTTTAGAGCCATTGCCAACCCGTGGTCTCTACTGTAACTGTAATGTAATGCTGGACGTACACCCCTCCAACTTTCTTTGACTTGCTGTATTCTATCGTCATCTGGTTGTATGTATTCCTCATCACGTATCCAATGATGATGTATGTCCAGTACCAATGCAACTTTGTGTCCTACCTTAAGGCTTTCGTCTAGTCCCCAACACATCTCATCATTCTCAATAGTAATAATGTTCTTTGCTTCTGGACTTAGCAGTTCCAATGTTTCTAAGAAACCTTCTGCTCCACGTCTACCTGATATATGTATGTTGCATTTGAAGTCTTGGAACTCTTTACCATACCCCATCCAACGTGCCATATTTGCGTGATACTCAAACTCTTCTATACTGCGTTCAACTACATCAGGCTTATCACTTGCAAGTACACAAAACTGTCCAGGATGAAAACTGAGACGTACATCTTTCTCTCTAGCAAGTTTACCAACCTTAGCAAATCCTTCTTCAAGCATTTTAACATTAGTAGGATCTTCCCACATATACTTCCAGTCTGCCTGTGTTGCACCTGGTAATTGATTACTGCCTAATCTCACCATTCTACGATTCTCAGGTAATGTGCTTACCCATTCAACAAGATTGTATGCTGATTGCATATTGTGTGTAACAAGTTCAAGCATACGTTCTTCTGCTACATTCTTTTCTTGATTGTTAAGCCAAGTAATAGTAGTCATACGTTCTGTAAAGTTCTGTTGTATTTCTTTTAGTATTTTAGGCTTCTGTGTTTGGTCAGGATCCATATACTTACAGCAAAAGCCAATACGTTTAATGTCTTGTGCCGTCATCGTCCTTATCCTTTTTGTAAGTTGCTAAGTCTACTACATTGTCTGTGTTCTTTTCTTTTTTTTCTGTTGCAGGCTTAATACTTATGTTACCTAATTTATCATCAAAATCTATTGTTACATTAAATATGTCTTCTGCTTTATCTTTGTTCATAGAAAATGTATCCATTAAGCCTTTTTCATATTCTAAGAAATTGCTGTAATAGTCTCCGCCTGGCTCAAAGTCTATTGTTCTATATATCTGACTGTTAAGAATTGCTTCGTTTATATCTGACAGCATTAGTATTAGATTGTTTTGTACATCTTCTGCATCAAACCCAAAAGGACTTACAACTTCTTCGGAGTATGCAATAGGCATTCCTTCTTTGCTGTATAATACTTCTCTAACTTCATAGATGTCTCTAGAAAAAACATTTCCTGGATCTGTGATAGGCACTTTAAATAATCTATATTTCCACATTATATCTGTTTGCAAAATTTAACCAATCCTTTGTAATGAAAGCATTGTAATTGTGTTCGCATATTTGTCTTGTGTTGTCATACAACTGCTTTATATCTTTAGTTGATATATTATTACATAGTTCTGCTATGTTGTCAAGTTTAATATTAGGATCTTTTTGTGTATCGAAACTCTCATCAATTACACTATCAAATGTTTTAAAGCCTTCTCGTTTGAGTATGTCATATACTCCGTGTTTGTTATTGCTCATATAGATAAACGGACGTTTACTTAAAAAACATTTAAACAGTTTGGGACTTATAAAATGTTGTCCTTTGTTATTACTTGCAGGTAAATCGCAATTGGTATCGCACACTATTTGAAATAATCCATCTTGTATTAGTGCAACATCGTTGGCATTTAGATCCCAAATGTGTTGATAGTCTTTGTTGTCAGGTACTTGGGTAAACTTTATGCCATTCCAATGCCTTCCTGCTATATTATTAAATCGTTCTACAAGATTTGTGTAGTCATACTCTGTTTCGTTCTCATCATAGGGAGGATTATTAGGATCTATAAAGTTATTTGCTGTCCAATTCATAGTATGTCCTACATTTTCTAACAGTTTAAGCAGTAGTATGGGCCTAGGCAACCACGGATTGCCGTTCAGCATAGTAAAATGTTTACTGGGTAAGCCTGTCTCCATATATTTGCTTCCGTGTCTAAGGGTTTCTTCTACAAATATTAAGTCGTAAACAGTATTTTTATATGCAAAGTCCTCATAGTTAAACGTGCAATGGCTAACAAACTTGTTTGACGGACAGTTTTGTAGTGTGTTCTCTGACACAAAGCATTCTCCATACTCTGGATGCCTATTAGAACTGCCATTTACCTGTTTAATAAATTCTTTCATACACTACAATAATTGATAAATACTTACAAGTATTTAAACATTACAGGCTACGATTATGAAATATACTGATTTACAAATCAAACAAAAAATAGATGAACTATGGGGCGGTGGCGGAGTACCAGACTACACCACAATGCCTGCATACAAATTAAAGAAGGCATCAAAGAACGGCAAAAAGTTTTTTGTGCCAAGCAATGAACCAACTCCTAAAGGTGTAGAAGCAGTAGAAGGTAAATCCCCTCATAAAAAAGGTAGCAAGAAATATAAAAAACATATGGCGGCAATGCACGCCGAGAGTGGTATGAAAGAAGAAATGTCAAATCGTTTTGCATTGTATGTTGACGGTAAAGATTCACAAGTAAGAATGAGTGACGAAGATAAAGCACAGGAGTTGGCAGACCAAATGAACAAAGACAACAAGAAGGTAGAAGTTAAAAAAGTTGGAGTTAATGAAGAAGAGTTTGGTGGAAGATTTATTACACAAGACTTTAACGATATTTTAAGAGACCCAATGCTAAAACTACCTAAGAATATAAACTATAACAATTTCTTAAACTTTATGGAATATGCTATGTCAGATTCACAATACAAAGGTTTGACTTTAGAACAGTTCGGTGATAAACTAAAAATGATATTCAGTCAATGGAAAGCAAATTCAGTACACGGAGTAGACAAACGTAATAAAAAAGGTAGTATACCTAATCCTATTAAACCAACAGCATATAAAACACCAGAAGGCAAAGTTCCTTCAGATGCTGACAAATGGTTTATGATAGAATCAGAAGCAAAAGAAAAATTAAGCACATACCCAAGTAAGTATCAAAATACTTGGGCATTAAAAAAATATAAAGATGCCGGTGGCACTTGGAGTAAATAATGAATTGGTTGATTATATTATCACTTAAGGCTATACTATCTAGTATTATAGGCAGTAGTTTTTATCAGTGGTTTAAAAACACCAAAGTAGGTGTATGGTTCCAAGTAAAAATGGATAACACAATGGAATGGGTAGCAAACAGATATGATTTAGAAATTGCTACTAGAGAAGAAAAATGGTTATCTCAATATCCACACCTTGCAGACAGAATAGTTACATTAGAAAAAGAAGTAGCAAAACTTAAAAAGAAAAAATAGGAGAACATTATGGATTGGATTAAAGCAAGAATAAAAGAAAGAACAAGTTGGGACGGAGCAGTCCTAATAGGCGGTGGTATAGCAATGCTACTAGTACCAACAACTTTAATTGGTTGGGGTATGATAGCCTACGGTGGTTGGACAATCTGGAAGAAAGAAGACTAATGCTCATTGAGGAAGTTGTACAAGAGAATGCTAAGGGTGGAATGAAAAAATGGTTCAACCAGATGTCACCTTTATCCAAAGCAACTTCCGAAAGTAAACCAAAAGGAAAGCCTGGCAGAAAGCCTAAGGCAGAAGTAGTTGATACTTCAGAGGACACTAAGTCAAAACAAAGAGTTAAAGCAATGGCTAAGAAGGCAAAGTAATGAGACTACAAGAGATCATACTTACAGAAGACCTAAGAGCCTGGTTTGGTAAAGGCAAGAAAGGCGGAGCCGGTGGTGGCGGTTGGGATAGATACAACACCAAAGGCGAACGTATTGGCAAGTGTGGAGATGCTAAGAAAGGTGAAGGTAAGCCTAAGTGTTTAAGCAAATCAAAAGCCGCAAGTCTAAGATCCTCAGGTGGTAAGAAGGCTATTGCTACAGCCGTAAATAGAAAACGTAGAAAGGATCCTAATAAGGATAGAAAGGGTAAGGCTAAGAATGTTAAGAACGAAAGTTTTACTAATATTCCATTTAGCCAATGTCCTAGTTGCGGTGGCGAGATTCATTATATGGATGAAGCCAAAAAGAAAACAAAAAAGGATGCTTGTTATCACAAAGTGAAAGCAAGATATGATGTTTGGCCAAGTGCTTATGCCAGTGGTGCATTGGTACAATGCAGAAAGAAAGGTGCTAAGAATTGGGGCAACTCAAAGAAGAAGAGTTAATTATGAGATATAAAGAAATTAAAGAAGGTTCATTAGACGGATATTATCTTTATAAAGATGCTGAAGAACTTTGGCTTAAAGACAATCCAGGTAAGTCTAGTAGAGATTTTGAAAGAGTAGGTGTAGCAGTACAAGATGAATACACTGAAAAAGCAGGAGGCATCAAAGGTTCATACAGAGGCAAAGGTGTTAGCAACTGGACTAGAAAGCCTAAAGAATCTACTAATCCATCACTAGAAGCATTAGTAAAACATATTAAAGAAGGTGTTCCATTATGCGATAGCATATTTAGACATCACAGTGAATCATATCTTGATACATTTAAACACGCAAAGCAATTAAAAGAACAAGGCGTACTGCCAGAACTAGATTGGGAAAGTGAAGAAATGCTTACACTCGATATAGGTGAAAGTGCAACACTGATGAACGGAGAGACTGTTTGGTTAGATGTTCCTTATATGATAGAAGCAGAAGCACCAAACATTTCAGATAATATGATAGGAGTACCAGATAACTTTTATGATGAAGAAGAAAGAAGAGAAGCACATAAAGATTATATGGAGTTTATAGATAGATATCCAGAAGATGACTATGGTAGTATAGCAGATGGCTTTTGCCCTGAATGTGGTGGCAATGGTTATCAAGACGGCGATGAGTACGACGACGATGGAGAAGAGAATACAGAGTGCGACGGTACTTACACACACGGTTGTGATGAAGGCGAAATAGAAAATGCAAGTTGGGTAGACATTATCAAACACGATAAACGTAATGCACAAAGACAACAAGCAAAAGATAATTATCCAGGTGACGAAGTAGTAATAAAACAAGTTGCCGCATATATGAAACAGATGGATGATCCAAGACAAGCATATCAACAGATGGCTATTGATTATCCCCATATGGGCAGAGCAGAAAGAAGTGGGTTACTAGCAAAAGCACAAAAGATTGCATTTCCTGAAGTAACAGAAATGAAAAGACTTGCAGGAATAAATGAAAGCAATCCCAAAATACCAGAAGCAGAATACCAAGGCAAGAAAGTAGAACTCAGCAAACCTAAAAGAGGTGGCAGTAAGAAGTTTTATGTGTACGTTAAAGATCCTAAAACTAAGAACATTAAGAAAGTTAGTTTTGGTGCTGACAGTGGCGGTGGTAAACTTGCTGTTAAATTAAAAGATCCAAAGGCTCGTAAAGCATTTGCAGATAGACACAACTGTGACCAAAAGAAGGATAAAACCAAAGCAGGTTACTGGAGTTGTAGACTTCCAAGGTATGCTAAGAGTTTAGGTTTAAGTGGAGGAGGTACTTGGTGGTAAGCCAAACATTTTATTATGAAATTACAAGCAAAAACACAAACGGAATACAAAGACAATTATATAACAGAAGATGTATTTGTAAGAACTATCTCCAAAGATGTAACAACATCTAACGAGTATACTTGGCACAGAGATTCTAATGATAGGTCAGTTGAAGTAGTCGAAAGCAATGGCTGGAAGTTACAATTTGACAATGAACTACCCAGACTGCTTTGTGAAGGTGACTTAATTTATATCAAGAAGAAACATTTCCATAGAATAATTAAAGGCGAAGGCGACTTAGTAGTTAAGATTACTGAAAACGACACGTTCTAATGAGAGCAAATGATTTCATAGCAGAGTTTAAAACTCCTAAGAAAGTATACGATACTGCTGACGATTACATACAATTCAAATACAAAGATAGGTTCAAACAACTGTTCAGTAAAGGACCTAAAGTCAAAACAAAAAAGAAAAAGAAATAATTATTGCCAAGTAACTAACTTGAATTTCTCTTTGGGTAGTTTAAGTTGTTCAGTAGTCCACTTGCTTTGTCCTACAAAGTCTAAATGAATCCACTCATCTTTATACTTTAATTTAAAATTAGCAAACTCTTGCCAGTCCATACTAAACAAAATCTCTTGTATTTCTTCTTTCTTTGTTAGTACTTCGTCTAACTCGTTGCTATCCCATTCATAATGAAACAGTTCCATAGTGTTATATCTATTGCTGTCTACATAATCCAAACTAATATCTATACCCCACTTGGATTTAAGTTGAGTCATTTTGTGTATAAGATGATTGCCTTCTGCCCAATGCCCTAACTGTTCAAGTGCATAACCGTGATAGCCTTTACGTTCAAACAAGTAAGAATGATTGATGTGTGGACCTGTTTTATTAGTCTCACTTAGTATCCAAGGTTTAGCAATAGCACGTCTATAACGTATATACTCTGGCTCTCCCATATTTACTTTGGCATACTCTTGTTCTAGTGGACATAAGTCGTAACCTGATTGGTCAAACAAGTGTAGCATATCTATATTGGGACAATGCATCTGTTCTATTGCAGTACCCCAAGTACGTCTATTTGAAAATTCTTCGTTGGATAATTTAAACATTATAACCTATTTAAGTCATAACCCGATGAACACCAATTAGGATGTTCAGAAGCCTCTAATACTTCTTCTTTGGTTATTTCTATAGGCCCATATGTTATTGGATATGCACAGCAAGGTATTGGTGGATTTTCTGTGCCTGTTACATATATTTTGCCTGTTTCTGTGTGTACTTTATATAGTTTACCTTTAGAAAGTCCGGGTTCATCAAATGCTTTATCGATTCTTCCTATGTCTTCGTAGTCCCACCATTCTTGCACACTTGCTGGTATACCTATACGGTTAGTTGATATCTTATCAGTTAAGTTATTAACGCCTGTTCCTCTCCATTTACCTTGATCTACTATTAAACCATCTCTAGTTTTATAACCATCTACATAATTTGTATACATTTCACCTATTTCATCTGAATGATTCTCTAATAACCATTCTAACTCTACGGGCCATTCATCTAATGTTTCGTCTATGTTTAGTTCTTTTACTTTTTCCCATATTCTTGTGCCGTCCATATTTAATATAGACTCTCCATTCATAGTAGGATACTTGCTAATTGTTTTAACTAGTTCGCCGTTATTGTATTTCTTGATATTTTGACCGCCATCTACTGATTCGTATCTGAGGTTGTCGCCAACTGTGAAGTGCATTACTCGAGTCGCAGGATCATACTGCCAATCGATATTCATATTAACTTACGCCGCTAGGATCTTCGTCTTCTATATCTAATTCTAATTTGTAGTTCGCATCATCTATAGCAGGAACTTCTAAACTGTTTTCTAAGTAATGTTTAGCACTACTCATATATGTACCTGCTTTAGTAACTTTTGCTTGCCACCAATTAGGGAAGTCTGAATCTGGTAAGTCCCCTAGCATTTTAAATAATTCTACACAATACTTGCCTGTTTGGTAAAGTTGCCTTCTAATCATATCACGTTCATTGTCAACGTGACCTATTGCAACTTTCTTCATTGTACCCATATCGTGTACTGGATCAATCTCTACATCGTCTTCCATTACAACACTTTCATTTATCTTGCTGTTAAAGTCTAAAACCTTAGTCTTCTTTGGTTCTGCTTCTGCTGGTTGACCTGGAAGTAGTTCCATAAATCTTTTTGCTGAATTAGGTTCTGCTACAACATCACTTAATGCTTTTACTAATGCTGAACCTTCTTGTCTTTCTGCTGGTGCAAGTTTAGTAAAGTCTCCTGCAACCATTTTCTCTAGAGCATTTAGTGCCATACTAATATTATTAATACCTACTTTGTCTCTAATTCTTGATATATCTCCTGTGCCAACTTCTGCTTCTGAAGTTAAACCTGCTAGTTCTTTTATTCTATCTAACTCTTCATTTGCGTGGTCGTGTCCTGGACAAGTACAATCTTTTTCCATTCTACCACAATCTGGACATCTGTTATTTTCTCGAGCCTTATTAATAGGAGCCATATGTCTTAAATATCTATCCATTGGTGCTTCTTCGGCTTCATCGATGTCTCTTACATCTTCTCTTGCACCTTCTAAACCTTTTTGTTGCACCATTGTGATGTAATCTTGAATCACTTCGTTTGCATACTTCTCATCCATACCTTCTGGATTTGTAAACATCAATGCACCTAAATCTTCTACACATTGCTCTTCGCTTTCGCAATTATTAATTACACCTACGCAATCTGTCATAGCAATATCAAAAGCATTGCCGCCTTCTTGCACATATTGTTCTAATGTATATTCTTCGTCCTCACCGTCAAGTTTAAACTTTGTGCCTTTTGGCATACCTTTTGCTTTTAGATCCTGTACTTTTTTAGCAAATTTGTTCTGTTCTGCAACTTCGCCTTCTTCAACTTCGTCACCTACGCCGTGTCCCTTGTGGAACCAAGATTCTAATTCAGCCTGTATATCTTGTTCTTCTGTTTCAAAGTATGTGAAGTCATCTGCTACTTCTTTGGTTTCACCTTCTGGAGATGTAATTGATAGTTTGTGAACTGTGTAACCGTTTCTCTCACCATTATATTCTAATGTATAAGAGTACTCGCCTTCATCTTGAGGACCATCTGGATCTATAAATGGTTCATTACTTGTATGGTGATAACCATCTGGATTGTTTGCTTCTTCAAGTTCACCTTCGAACTTTGCAACTACACCTTTACTGTGTACTAAATCTTTTAATTCCCCAAACCCTACTGTTGATTGTAACTTAGCAAGGAACTTTTCTTTTGGTTGAGGTTTCTGTATAATATGTAATAGACTTCTTAATGCCATTGCTTCTGGAACTGAAACTTTAATGTCATCGCCATCGTCTGTTTTAATATGTTGTACTGGTTTGTACTTGTCTGCATCAACTACGTCTTTGATTGATTCGCTATCAATAATTTTTCCTAATTGGTCATACACACTTTTCTCTTTAAATCCAGGTCCAAACTCTGCATCGTCTGATGGCAAAGAGCCTGTATCTACTGTGTATTCATCTTCATTTATTCCTGCGAGTTGGCGCATTCTTTTTAAATCTATTTGTTCCATTTGTTCTTCCTTTGCTAATTTGGTTCTAATTAAATTAAAAACCTCTTCATTGTATTTATCATATAAATCAACAAATGCCTGCTTTGCTGTATCGACATCGCCGCCTAATATGTTCCTTATTTCACTTGCACTCTTAACACTAAAGCCTGCTACGTTAAATGGTTTAGTATCTAAAGTTATAACGTATGCCCTTCTACTTGCTTTATCGCCCACTGGTCTTATATCTTTTTCTTCTGCAGGTAATCTCTGTAATGCTTTCTCTTTGCCTTTTGCCGTCATAGCCAATCCTGTTGTGGGAAATTGGAATCTAGCATCAGGTCCGTCCATATCCTTTTGACTGACTGCCAAGTACAATGAATTAGTGTCTTCATCTATATCTAAAGCATTTATATACTCTTCTATGTTGTATGGACTAGTCTTAACTTCCATAATAGCATCTGCAGGAATGCCTGCAAGTATCATCATTTGTTTCTTTTCTTCAAATGTAAACGGCGAATCCGTATCATTTGTTTTGTCTGATGTTGCTATAACTACTTTGGAATTAGGATATTGGCTCTTTAGTGATTCATAAATGGACTTGTGTCCTTTATGGAATGGATGAAACCTACCAGGAAATACTACCACAGGCTCAATAGAGTCTGCTTCGAATAATGCTAATATGTTAAAATTGTAATCCATTAACAGTATTTATCTGATTTAGATAGAAACTGATTGAGGATCCTTTAAGTGTAATGCATCAGGAGTTACTTGTCCTGTTATAGTTAGGCAGTATCTGGGCCAGTAACCTACGTTACCTGTTGCGTGATAAACTCCTTCTCTCCAACAATGTATGTCTCCTATCCTATATTGATGTATAGGAGTGTTGCCTATTAACACATAGTGACCCCAGTTCCAATCATTTAGTTGTACCAAGTATCGTATAACTTCTGTATCATCACTAACTTTAGCAAAGTTACGTCTATAATTATTATAACTATCTCTATGCCAAGGAATGGATCTACCTGGTGGTTGTTCTAAAAACATTATTTGTGGATCTTTAAGACCACTCAACTCTGCCATTTTATGAAACTCTTCTGGTAAGTCATCGCGTCTTTGGTTGCCGCCTGTGTTGTGGCTAGTAAAACCTGCACGAGTTAAGTCATTGTGATAGCCTTCCATTATTTCTGCGGCTTCTTTGTTGTAAGGAGTGCCTTTAATACTTACTTCATCGTATGCATCGTCAGTTGTGAACTGTGATGCTGTATTGGCAACAACATCTGCTAAATCTTCTTTTACAAATCGTCCTACATATTGTACATCGACTTCTCTACTTGCTGGATCAAAGTGCCAATCAAAATTTTCTTTGTTCCATTTCCAATAACTATCCATTATAATTTGAATTCCTCACTAATTCCTCAGCCATTTCGCCCCACATTCTTCCTGCTCTCGGGCCGTTGTTTTTTGTTCCATCTGACTCTCCAGGTATCTTTACCCATAAAAGAGCATCACATTTATCTACATTTGTATCAGTAGTTGGCAACTCTCCTAAGGCTCTTCCTGGAGGATTGCACCATTCATTCCCATAAGGACCATTACCATTGCGACTAGTGTCTATTACAAAGTAATCATTGGGACGGTGTTCACATACTTTAAGTGCCCACTCTGTACATTCTTTTGTTGTCCTGTAATTACTTATATTTACACTAAATCCCCTTATTTTATCATTAGATACGGCATCTAACAGTTTGCCTGCTTCACTAGGATTAAGCCAATTGCTATGTCCTACGTCTATATAAACTATTGCATTAGACTTTTCTGTGAGCATATTCAATGCTGTCTTCATCATTTCAAGCCGCCACAGGGCATCTGCTTTGCTCATATGAGTTGTATGCGGTAAAGCATCTGGTTCGAATATAACAATAGGTTTTCTTTGTCCTATGCCTTCTGCAAACTGTTCAATAAAGGAATAGTAGTATTCTTCTGTTCTTGCACCGCCTTTGCTGTATTGTCCTACATCACGTTGCGGTAAGTTGTATATGCAAAATATAGGTTCGTAGTCACCTGCACGTTTATACAGTCTTTGTAAACTTTCTTTTAATTTCTTTACAGGGCGTTTATCTCGTTGACCATACCATAATGCTAATGGCTGTTTGAATATTATTTTACTTAAAGGGTATTGTTCTTCGTAATCTCTAACACGGTTATAGTCCCATACCCAAAACGGATACTGCATTCTATTTCCTTGCTTGACTAAACTTCTTTAATAGTTTATCTCGTTTCTTTATAGCACGTTGTAGTTTAAAGTCGCTGGCATATTCTATAAACAGCCTACCATCTAAGTGGTCGTATTCGTGTTGGAAAATACGTGAGTCCCACTCGTCTAATTCTTCTACTACTTCTTTCTTGTTTGAGTCTTGGTACTTAACTTTAATTATTTTGGGTCTAGTCAAATGAATAAACAATGCAGGAAAACTTAAACAGCCTTCTTCCATAGTTATTTGTTCCTCACTGACGTCTAGTATCTCTGGATTGTATACTCCAATATGTCCTTTTGTTGAATGACGCATAGCAAAGAATTTAACAGCATCGCCTACTTGCGGAGATGCTAACCCTATACCATAATTGTGTACCATAGTGTTAAACATCTTTTCTTCGTGTCCAACTACTTCACCGTCGTTGCTCCAAACCAAGTCACTCTTAAAAGGATCTAAATCTATTTTAACTCTTAGTATAGGATCGTTAGTGGGTACTAAATTTAATTTTTGTATATCGTTTGCGTCTACTACATCTACCATAAGTATATTCCTGTTGTTGTTACAAATCCTATTATAACAAAATATGTAATCAAATGCAAGAGTTGATCCGTTCCGTGCAATACCCAAAACATTTGATCCGAAGAACTATATTTATTTCTTCTCATCAAGTTACTCTTAGTGTAGTCTATGTGATAGTGTATAATAGTATCAAATAAAAATGCTAGTAAAAGTAAATTAAGTTCAAACCCAAAACATAATAAAACTAAAAAAGTTCCTACGCCGTGAGCAACTGAATGCGATAATCCTTTTAGGTTTCCATATGTAGCCTTGTTGAGATACATAAATGGAAACTGCAAGTAGTAATCGATTACAATGTGTTTAAATATAAAGGCTAGCCATAATGTGTTCATTATAATCCAGAGCCGACTCCCTTAGCATTCTTACGTTCTTCTTGCCATTCCTCGTAAGGATTAACTTCATTAGTTATTACTTTATTAAAGTACTCTTGTGTTTCTGGTTGACCAATCTTACTACAGAACCAACTAATTTTGTGCATACAATGTTCTCTTGCTTTTGTCATATTAGGATGCTGGAAGTCTTCTGGATCATTTGGATTGCCTTCTTTGTATATTCTATTCCTAAATGTGTCGTCATCATTATTACCTGTTAGGTCAAATCTATCGTGTAATATATCTATTTCAATAGGTTTAAGTACGTTTAATGCCTTTGCTATTGTGCTAATCCAAGCATCGTTTTGTGCATTTAAACTAAAGTAACCTATTAATAAGTACCAATCAATTGGTACAATAGGAAACAATGCGTATGGATGTGGATGATTAGTTTGATTCATTTTAAATACTGCAAACTTATCTTCTTGTTCTGATAATATTGTATCCCATCCTTTGGTTTGTAAAATACAATCATCGTTCCATAGTACCAAGTAATCTCCTGATGCATATCCACATAAAGCATTCACGTATTCGTGTAGTTTACTATATCCCAAAGGATTAAACTTCAATACTTTAGTGTCGTTGTTGTAACCTTCTAATATCTTAGGTAGTTCGTTTGCTACATAGTCTGCTGTGTCTTGGTCGTCATTGTCTACACCAAGTAATAATTCAATCTCTGAAGGATTGTCTGCTGTTTCCATAATGCTAAGAATTGATTTCTCTAGCATTTCTTTTCTTTCCCTTGTGGGTATTAAAAATGATGTTCTCATATTATTTCTTCTTTGTTACTTGCTCTATTTCAACTGGCTCTGCTGGTGCTGGTGGTTGACCTGCTACTTGCGGTTTGTCGAACTCAGGCATAAGTCTAATAGGTCTATCGTCCATTCCTTGTCTATATAACTCTCCTACATTAGATACATTATCGCCACCTATAATCTTTCTCACATTACCTCTAAATGTGTAATGTCCACTATGGTTAAGTGCTACTCTAGGATCTAACCAAATCTCTCCACCCATATCCTGCCAACGTCTACAGAATGTGTAGTCCTCTGACAAGTAACGTCTGCTTTCTGGATCAATGATACAATCAAATAACGCATACATATACTGTTCAAATTTAGGATCAATGTTTAAGTCATTGTTGTATTTGAACTCAGGGTGTTTATCAAACATCTGTTGTATTGTGTCTCGCCTAATACACATAAATCCTGTGCCACCATCTAACAATCTAATCAAGTTGTCTGTGATTTTGATGTTAGGCATTTTGTTGCCTTGTTCATCTTTTTCAAAGTCAAAGTTTACAACGTAATTTGAACTGTGTCCTTCAATAGTGTTTGCGTTTTCAGTAGGATCTTTTCTTGCCGCATTTATAATGCTATCCCAATTGATTGCTTTCTTAGGATATGCACCTACTGTGATTGGCTTATCATATGCCAACATTCTCAATACATCTTCTGCATTAAACTCTATATCTGCATCAATAAAAAACAAATGAGTTGCTGTGGTATTTTCCATAAAGAAACTAACAAGTGTGTTACGTCCTCTAGTAATTAAACTTTCATTTGCTAGTGTACTGATAGTATATTGAATATTGTATTGTGAACACATTAGAACTAATTTCATCATACTTCTAAAATATGGTTCTAATATTTGTCCACCGTAACAAGGTGTTGCAATAAACAAATGCTTATCTTGAAATGCTTCTATAGGAATCTCAATCTTTCTCTCTAAAAGATTATATAAAGTCTGCTCCTGAGCAGTAAAAGATGCTTTTCTTTCTGAAGCCTTCTTAGATTGTAGTTTGCCAGTGGACTTTTTCTTTCTAGGTTTATTTGACATATTGTTCCTTTGAGTTATTTATTAAGTGTATTTAACCGTGTGCAAACCTTTATTGAGTCTAAAACCGGCTGTTTTTTATTTGTTTTATTTTATCCTTTTGTATTTGTATAAACTTATCTAAGTTGTTCTTATTGTGTTCTATTTTGGGTAGCAGTTTTTTATACACTTGATTTAAATCTACGTCTTTCAATTGCTCTAGCACTCTATTAATCATTTGTATTTGTGCGGGCCATTGCATATCATTATTGTATTCAATATCAAAGTCCTCCCAAAACAATTCAAACCCTTGCTGTTTTAAAAAGTCATTGACGTATATGTTTGAGAAATGCAAGAAAGGTCTCATACCATATATAGGCTTCCAAGTCTTTTCACTGATAAAAATAGTGCTAGGGTCTTTCCATTCATATTGTGTTTCACTAACTATGTTAAGTAAATGACTGTTCCACACTTCCATATCTCCCAAACTGTTTATGTCGTTTGGTATATCCCAATCTCCTTTTTGTTCTTTGCCTAGTGTAGTAGTTCCAAATGCTTGAAACTTTTGTAGTGTTTGATACAAGTCCCAACGTTGTCCTGTGTTCTTTCTTTGATAGCACAAAAAGGATTTGGTAAAGTCTCCAGTGAGTTGTTCTTTGGTGTACTGTTTGAACTGTCCTTCAGTATCAAAACCCAAACACCAATAGTTCAAATAGTCATCAGTATTACTGCCAACTACTCTTATGTTATTTCGTATGTTTGCTTCTGCTAGATGCGGTAATAAATTTGTGTTGTTCTCTCCTGGGAAGACAGGATCGTAACAATTGAATACTAATATATTGTCTGCTGTGGTGTTTAAGAAGTCGTAGAAAGGTAGTTGTTGCCAACTGACTGTTGCAACTGTGTGATTATCATCTTTAAACTGTTCTAACCAATTAGCAAAGTTGCTAACTGATACGTCAGGATGATTATTGCTTTCTTTAATCAGATCCATATTGTTTTGAAACTGGTACTCCCTAGGGGAGTCGAACCCCTGTTGCCGAGATGAAAACCCGGTGTCCTAGGCCTCTAGACGAAGGGAGCAAATGTGAGCAGGCAGTACACTTAGGGATTTACCCAATTTACGAAATACCATTCGTGCCTGCTCAAAACTTGTAACTTGTAGAGGGTTCCTATGTTTCATTCTACTTGCTACTATTATACTGAAATTGTATAATATTGTCAACCGTTAAGCAACTTCTAACATTGACAAAGGAACATTATAACGACCCTCTGGCAAGTTTACTATTGCTTTCTTGATGTTTACTTTTTCAACAGTACCCAAAGTACGTTTAGTTTTTTGAACTACATACACTTGGTCACCTACGTTGATAGAAGCCTTAGCCTGAAGTGTCATTGTGCTTCTAGTAAACTCAATTAGTGAAGACAACTCATCGTGAGTAAATCCACCTCTTGCTATATCTTGTTTGATTTGATTTAAATTCATTAACTACTCCTACTTAATTAAACTATACATATATTATACTAAATTAAGTAGGTAGTGTCAACCGAATATTGGCGGTCTGACGGGGAATCGAACCCCGAACACCGCCGTGACAGGGCGGAATTATAACCGTTTAACTACCAGACCGGTTAATGGTGGAGCCACGCGGGTTCGAACCGCGGACCTTCTGGTTGCAAACCAGACGTTCTCCCAACTGAACTATGGCCCCTGTAAACTTTAACTTGCTTTTCTATTCAAGTATGCTTTCATTCTATCGCCAACTGCTTTAGAGTTTCTAGCAACATTGTTGCCAATTGTTTCAGCATTCTTCATAAGGTTCTTACTGATTTGCTCTGCGTTCCTTTGAATGTTCGCCGCAATAACTTTACCGTCCCACGGATTAGTTGTTGCTTTTTTTGTAACTTTCTTTGTTACTGCTGTTTTGGTTGCTTTTGCTTTTACCATTTTATTGTCCTGTTGCGTATTGCAACGTTATTAATGTCCTCCAAGAGGTCCTGTAATGGTGCTGAAGGAGGGAATCGAACCCCCAACCTACTGATTACAAATCAGTTGCTCTACCGTTGAGCCACTTCAGCACTTACTTGAATTATTTATATACAGTAGGACCTATTGCTAAATATTAGTGGTATGAAGATTTCAACACTAAGAGCAAACTTTAAATTTCCTAGAGGTTTTATTTTCTGTGCAACAACACACAAAATATATCTGCCTTTTGAAAGAGTAGGCTCCAAGTATGCTTTCCCAAAGTTTGAAGAAGAGTATGAAACTCCTTGGATAATGAACGATTACCCTGGCGAAGAACAGTTAAATGCTTATTGGGACACATTGTTAGAAGGCAAAGGTGACATTGACGTATTCCCCACAATGCTAACTAGATGTCCATACGAAAGATTTATTAGTGGCTTTGAAGTAATGTTGTTTACTGGTAAACATTGGCCCGAAGAACTGTTTAATTTTAAAATGCGTAGAGTATATAATTTAGAATCTTATTTAAATCTAGATCCATTTAACACATCAGGGATAATAGAATGTTTTAATTTGTTTGTGAGTTTGATTTGTAGAAATAATTTAAATTATAACTTTACAAATCCAATCACAGACAACTTTAAAAACTTAGATGTGCTAGATGAAATAGAAATTATCGACTTGTATGAGTTTACAAAAACTTCTCACAACAAGAATTTTGTCAAAGAAAAAGTAACAAAAATTACCAAGCAAGAATACTTTGCAGACTCCATTACAAAAGCATTATTCGACAAAAGGTTTGCCCAAGATATCATAAGATTTGGGTACAGTCTATAACAAAGTCATATACTTAGATATAGATAAATATTACTGTAACTAACAAGGAGTAACAGTAGCAAATGGCTAATAAAACACCATACGAAATAAGACTAGAACTTATACAAGAAGCAAGATTAATATTACAGGCTCAAAGTTCAAAGCCTGAATTTATGCCATCAACAGAAGACGTCGTTGCTGAAGCAGAAAAACTTAACGAGTTTGTATCTAAAAAACCAGACGTTAGATAATATCCTTTTTATTCTTTTCCTTTCTGGGAATTACCTTAGATTTATCTTTTTGAACCTTATGCCCGTACGGAGTGTCGTGGGTAAACAGTTCACGATGTGCTCTAGACTTTGGTGCTGACTTTTTCTTCTTCATAACGGTATTTATTATACAGATAATAGCAGACTTGTCAAGAGCAATAGTCCACTAATTGCACCTAAGAATAAAAGTGCTACAAGAAATGCAAATAGAATTATTCGCAAGGGTGTTATTTTAAAAGGATTTCCTTTTTTGCCTACGCCTATTACAGCCTTTAGTGCTTCAACAATCAAAATATAATACTGTTAAACCAAAATACTGCCAACATCATACCAAACACCACAACCTGAATTACTGCTGGTATAACAACAAACATTTTCATAGCATCGAAGTCACCTGTCATAAAGAAGTCTTCACCGTTTTGCCAGTTGTGAACTTGTTCTGGTGTTGCTTCTGTATAGTTTTTAATTTCTTTCATAATTATCTCTGTGGATGCCAGGGTTGTATCCAGTATTTAAAAAATATTCTTAGTAGTTTTTGCATTACAATTTCTCCGCTTGTACATAATATGTTGTATTGATATCTCTTAGACCCCTTAGTATGCCTGCAATATTATCAGTTTGCGTTGCAAAAAGCAATAGTACATAGCAAGCCAAGTTCTTCATAGGTTAGGCACTACGCCGCCTATAGCAAGTATAAAGATAGATACAAGTGCTGTTAATTCGAGTGAATCTCGTATGGATGCTGGTGTTACTGTTTTTATTTTGTTTTTAACTAATTCTGTCATTTGTTTCTCATTGTTGTCCCAAATCAAAACATAGACATTCTACCAAGTAGTAGTCGGAAATTATATCTTGTAAGGGAAATACTATATTAGTTTAACTAATATTATATTATTAATTGTATTTATATAATAGATTGACTTATGGCCCTTTTTTAGGCAGTTTTTGAAATCTGTATGTCTGACAGGTTGTTGCAGTAATCAAAAGGACAAAGTGTGCCGCTGGGTTCAGGCATTTGGAAAGTGTTGTCATACACATTACCATAGTCTTTTGCACCACACCAACTGCTTTTGACATCACCTTTCATATCAATATTGAACTTTTCCATACCTATACTACACTTCATACCTTTAAATGTATTCAGTTTATCTTTTACTATTTGGTCTAACTCATAGTACAATGTTTTATCATCATACTCAAATGTAATTAACCAATCACTTGGGTGTGGTTTAGGTGGAGGCGGAGCATTGGGGTCTGGTGGTGGAGCATCTGGATTCTCTAACCAACTTTGCTTTTGCATTATAAACAATTCGTCACTGGTGTATTCATAAAAGTTCTGCCCCATTCTGGCATTTCTATTGTTTAACTCTTTTACCAGCATAGTTTTAACATTGATGTTTACATTCCAATAGTCTTGTGAACTTCCTTGTTTAAAACAATCTCGTATCAAATAACTTATTCTGTCGCACTCGTGTACTTTGCCTTCCACTCCTGCTAAATGAAAACTACAATATATTGAACCTTTTATTTCCTCAACTACTTCTATCATATGATTATAGTCTAGACTATCTATGTGATAACTGTAAACTATTTCATCTATTAAATGCTTTGCTTGACTCCACCATCTAACTGTTCTACTGCCGTTAGTAAACATAAAAGTTGTTACATTGTTGTAGTTTGTTTTTATATGGGAAAGCAGTTCAAGTATACCAGGCATCACAGTTACTTCACCGCCTATGAATTCTATTGTTATATGGTCTTTGTGTTCTGCAAATATAGGCAAGAACTTATCGACTGCGTTTATATATTCTTGTATTGGTTTCCAAGGATAGGAACCATTGTGCAATTCGCTAGGACAATACTCACAACTAAAGTTACAACTATTGCCCAAACTCCATTGGATTCGAATTGTGTGACTTGCGTCTTTACCTAGAGGACTTACTACCCTTTTAAGAATAGACACATTTGCTTAAGGCTTCTCTTCCGCCGAATAAGTAAATGCGTGGAAGTTCCTTTCACTAAATGTACCATCACCGTTATCAACTGTGTATACTTCTGAAGCATTAATAATGTTTGTACTATTAACTTCAGTTAAGAATATACCAATGTTAAAATGTCTTGGATAAGCAACACCGTTAGAGTCTGTACCTATAAGCACAAAGTTATAAAGTGTATCTGCACTAATACCTGACATTGAAGTTGAATCTGCTGTGATTCTGTTGTTAGTAGTATCTAATGTAAAGATACTTGGTAAACTTGCATACGAGGCTGATGATAAAGTAACACCTGCTCCTACGTCTAAGTCAAAACTAATTGTATCTGTTTTTAAATGGTTACCAATTGATCCTGCAGGAGTATTCCATACAGTAGCATAGTAACTGTTTTCTACATACACAATGTTGTTTGGTGTACCACTATATGTTGATTCATCTCTGAACAACATACCTGTTAGTGATTGTGAAACTAAGTAGTCTTTAATACTTTCTGAATCTGGTGTACCGTTCATACTGCTCTTTTCAATTGCTAGAGCCGCCGCACCTGCTACAATAGAGCAAGAACAACTAGTTCCACTTGATAGTCTAAAGTCAGATGTAGTATTATGCTGAGCAACTGTAACATTAACACCTGGAGCAAAAATATCTAATTGCTCACCGTATGGGTTAAGTCCTGTTCCAGTTGAGTCTGATCCTGGAGGGAAGTTAGTAAATGTTGTCATAGCATCTGTTTGGTCACTAGCACCTACAGTAACAATAGTATCTAACCCTGCTGGGGAATAATCATTAACGTCGTTGCCGTGATTACCAGCCGCCGCCACTATAACTGTATTCTTATTAACTCTTAACCATTCGCACACATAATCAATTACGGGGGATTTGTTTGTGTACCAAGGTGTACAAATTACTTGGGGCATTGTTTTATATCTGAACATTTCATTGTTTAATGAAACATTGGAATATCTAATAGTGTTATCAGTAGTTGATAAGGCGTCCCATTCTGTATTAATATGAATAATTCTGCCTACTCTGTATCCTTCAATCTTATCAAAGCCTTCAACTATGTCTTTAAGATCACCTATACCAGTAGCATCGTGAATCTTACAGTTATGTAAGTGTGCATTTCTGGCAACACCTACAGTTTCACCTACAATTAAACTAGCCATTGCAGTACCGTGTCCTGATGCATCTTGGTAATCGCCACTTAATGATGTGTGAACATTAGTAATTGTTGCATTTGCAAATTCATCGTGGTCAGCATCAATGCCGCTGTCCATTAAATAAATGTTTACGCCGTCACCTGTATAAGTTGCGTCATATTCTGTTCTTAAAGGTAAGTTTCTAGTTACCAATCTTTGTAAATGCCAGTGACTTGTTGCTTCACTTGTTACAAAGGAGTTTGCTGAAGTACCTTCTTTAAATTGAAATCCAGTTAATCCATCTATGTTATCAACTTGATCTGCTGGAACATCGACTAGTAATAAAGATTTTTCTTCTTCTGACAAGTCTTGATATCTTTTAGAGACCGTTCCGCCAAGTCCCGTAATCGCCGTATTAGCAGTATCACCTGCTTGGTCAATTTTAACTATGAATTCTGCCATTCTTTTTCCCCGAGTTGTTTATATTCGTTTATTATATCTATTTCAAGTGTTGGTATAGATACAATTTTTTCTAGATGTTTACGAAATCTATTGTCGAAAACATCGTGTTGTTCATTATATTTATCTACATAGTAACGTTTTACTCCTTCGAACCCGGTATATTTGTTGCTTTTAGGAACAACATCAAAGCCGCCTGCAGAGTAATACTGCTGTCGTTTTATATAATTATTGACAATTCTTAAATAATTACCAGGATTTTTACTGCCAGCCATATTTAAAACGGTATCGTTTAACTTTTTACCTTCTGTATATTCGCTTACTAATGAATCATTTAATTTCTTAGCATCTACTAGTGTAGTTTGCTGTAAAGCATCATATTCTAAATATCTACTGTCTGTCATATTTAAATGTGTTTGCTTAATTGTTTTGTATGTGCAAATTGCTAAAGCAGTATTATAATAATGCAAGTTTCCTAAATCACAACCTTTGTCACTAAAGAATAAATCATATACCATAGAGTTATTCTCTGGTATAAGTTGTGGTAAATCAGGTTGTGGACCTGGTGCCATTCTTGGCACAAAGAAGTTTCCTCCTACTGCTACATCCTCCCCTATAATATCAAACATTTTTAAATGTAAACATAACTGAGGACTAGTACACTTGTAAGCAGTTCCATAACTTATAAACTCTCCGTTATCAAAAAAGTTAGCAAAGTTTACGTCTACATATTGATATGGTATGTCTAACTCTTCGCAAGTTTGTACTGCATATTGTATATCATAATCATTATAACATACACCATTGTCCATCCATCTGCCTATTATACACTTTACGTTTCTGTGTTTGTGAAACAATCTAAGCATTACATCACTGTCTAATCCTCCACTACAACATACTGTGATGTCTTTGTGATTGCTAGTTACTTCTAGTATGTTATCACTCCAACTTAAATCATTAGTTGCTGTATCTTTAAAATTAAACATTACTCTATTTGTAATGTTATCTATTAGTATTGTTTTATCTTGATAATCCCTTTGTTCCATATTATGCCAGACCAGCAAACACATTAAAAGCACCACTCATAATAGGATGTCCGCAAGTAGTTAAATCTCCCATTCTTGCTACAGGTCTACCATTGAATAGTACAGCCATAGGTGGAGAAAATGCTCCAGTGGCAATTTTGCTTACAGCACAGGTAGGTACATCAGGTGCTGGTGGATGAGGTGTTATACTGTCGCCAAGTAGTGCGGCTGGTAAGCCATTAACTAATACTGGCCCAAATATACCTACACCAATTGCTCCTGGTCCTATGATAGGCCCAATTGCTGAGTCTATAAAAATTCTTGCTACGGGTCTCATACAAGTATTTATCTACTGTAAATACTAGCCTGTTAAGATTTGTTTGTCAGGTGAGGAAGGTCTAATTATGTTTGATGTACTCTGCTGATATGCGTCTGCAACTTCAGAGTCTGTTTCAACTAGTGCTAAAACACTATTAATATTAATTGTTGTAGGGCCAGGCTTACAACTAAAGATCCAAGGAACTAATCCAACTCCGCCTTGTGGAGTAGGACTTAGTGCTAATGGTTTATCAATTGATAAAGAAGTATCATCAGCCTCTTGAAAACTAGCAACGACTTCTTCGCCACTTGCTAATTTAAGTGTTATAGTATCGTGTTTTTTTAATGTGTTTAGAATTGTTTTCATACAACTACTTATGTTGTATTATAGACTGAAGCCTTTGAAAGTGGTATCGTCAACATCTTGTTTAGTGCCACCAATAACGTAACTGCTGATTTCTGTTTCTTGAGGTGCTACTTGTACACTACCACCAGTAATCCAAGACTGAGTCCAAGGTAAAGGATTTGTGCCTGTGCTGTATGGAGTCTCTAAACCTACTGCTCTCATTCTTTTACCAGCAATAAATTCTACATACTGCTTTAACAATTCAGCATTTAGTCCAATAATACTTCCATCTTTAAATAAGTAATCTGCCCAAGCCTTTTCTTGTTCTACTGCATCAAAGAACATTTGTTTACATTCTTCTATAGACTCTTCTTTAATCTTAGCAAAGTCCTTATCCTCTAGTGGTAAGAGTTTTAACATTTGTTGTGTACTTGCCAAGTGAACGTTCTCATCTCTGGCAATAAATTTAATAATTTTTGCGTTGCCTTCCATTCTTTTAAGTTCAGCAAATGCCCAACTACAAGCAAATGATACATAAAAACGTACACCTTCTAATATGTTTACACTCATTAAACATTTGTATATTCTTTTCTTATGTTCATACTCATCGTAACTAGAAAGTCCTCTTTCTCTGAGCATATTGTATTCAATAAGTTTATCATAGTTTTCTGTGATGCTGTCTGCACAATCACATATTTCTTTGATGTCTAACATCTCGTCAAAAACCTTGCTCGGGTCAGGATATACGTTTCTGATAATATGCGTGTAACTTCTGCTGTGAATGGTTTCACTGAATGCCCAAGTCTCTATCCAGGTTTCTAATTCTGGTAGACTAACAATTGGCAATAAAGCCAAGTTAGGGGAACGTCCTTGTACACTATCTAACAATATTTGTCGTTTTAAGTTGCTAGTAAAGATGTGTTGCTCAAAGTCTGTTAGGTCTTTAAAGTCTTTGCTGTCTTTGGTAATATCAACTTCTTCAGGTCTCCAAAAGAACCCTAATTGCTTATCTGTTAGGTTATCGAATTGTTTGTACTTTAATACATCAAATCTCTGCATACCAAGTCCACCATTAGAGTCTAAGAACATCTTAGCCTTTGTGTGGTCTGATTTATTTTTTACGTCTAATACACTCATTAAATTTTACAACTCTCGCAATCTTCGTCATCTAGTTCGCCTAACGGCAGGTCTTCTAGTTTGTCATCTTTATTGATGTCTATCTCACCTTGTCCATCGTATGTGTTATTGTAGTATAACTGTTTGCCGCCATACTTATAAAACATTAGAAGATCCTGAATTAGCACACTCATTGGTACTTTTTCATCTTCATAGTGTTCTGGATTATACGATGTATTTACCGAAATACCTTGGTCTATATACTTTTGAAGCACAGCCATTATTTTCAAGTAACCCTGTGGACTCTTCTGCTCCCATAGTAAATCATATTTATTTTTATAATATGGAAAACCTGGTACCACTTGTTTAAGAATACCGTGTTTGCTCTGTTTAATGCTGACAAAACTGCGTGGTGGTTCAATACCATTAGTGCTATTACTAATCTGTGCAGATGTTTCACTAGGCATAAGTGCCATTAGTGTTGAGTTACGAATGCCTGTTTCTTTAAGTTGCTTACGCAAACTTTTCCAGTCTTGTCTCTCTTTATGTTTAATTAAATCATCGACATCCTTTTTGTATGTCTGGTTAGGTGTTATGCCTTGTCCGTATTTTGTTTCGGGTGTGCCTGGACAAGCACCTTTTTCTACTGCGAGATCGGCACTTGCTTTAATTAAACTGTAACTCCAGGCCTCTGCCCATTCGTCGACTAGTTCTAAATTTGGATCTTGATAATTTGTATCGTGTTTTGCTAACCAATATGCAAAGTTAATAATACCAATACCTAATGGACGTCTCTTCATTGTGCTGAGTTCTGCCGCCAATACTGGATACTCTTGATAATTTAGCAGTTCATCTAATCCTCTAACTGCTAAGTTACATACTTTATCCATATCAGTAAAGTCTTTTATAACTCCCCAATTAACAGCACTCAATGTACACAAACTGATTTCACCTTCTGGATCTGCAATATTATTCAAAGGCTTAGTTGGTAAATTAATTTCACAACATAAGTTACTTTGCCTAATAGGTGCAAGATCTTCTATGAATGAACCGTGTGTGTTTGCGTGGTCAACATTCATTAAGTACATTCTACCTGTATCTTTACGTTCAGTAACAAAAGCACTGAACAAGTCAATAGCAGGAATACTTTTCTTTCTAATACTTGTTTTACGTTCTGCCGCTTCATATAATTCTTTAAATTTATCTTGGTCTGCGAAAAACGAATCGTACAGTCCAGGAACATCTTTAGGCGAGAACAATGTAATATTGCCACCACTAATAAGTCTTTCGTACATCAGTTTGTTAAACTGTACACCATAGTCCATATGACGTACCCTGTTATCTTCTGTACCTTTGTTGTTCTTTAATACTAGTAAGTCTTCAACTTCTAAATGCCAAACAGGATAGTATAATGTTGCCGCTCCACCTCTTACTCCACCTTGTGAGCAAGATTTAACTGCTGACTGGAATAATTTAAAGAATGGTATAACGCCTGTGTGAGTTGCATCTCCACTCCTAATTGGTGAGCCGATTGCTCTAATACTACCTGCACCTATACCAATGCCTGCTTTTTGACTTACATACTTAACTACGGCACTAGACGTTGCGTTAATGCTATCCAAACTGTCATCAGTTTCAATTAATACACAACTGCTAAATTGTCTTTGTGGTGTACGAACACCTGCCATAACTGGCGTAGGCAAAGAAATTTTGAAAGTACTGATAGCATCGTAATATGCTTTTACATAACTCATTCTTGTTTCTGCTGGATACTTACTAAACAATGTAGCCGCAATCATCATATATGCTACTTGTGGTGTTTCGTATATTTTTCCAGTACTTCTATTCTGTACAAGATACTTGCCACGGAATTGTTCCATAGCCGCATAAGTTAATACTTCATCTCTATCGTGTTTAATATAAGTTTGCAGTATATTGATTTCATCTTTAGTGTACAGTTCTGTAAACTCTGGATCATAGAATCCTGAGTCAATATTCTTATCGATAATGTCACATAAGCAAGGAGGTTCGAATACGTTATACACTTGCTTACGCAAATGATAATTGATTAGCCTACCAGCAACATATTGATAGTTTGGTGTATCTTCTGATATCAAATCTGCGGCACTTTTAATAAGTGTTTCTTGTACATCTTCAGTTACAATACCATCATAGAATTGTATGTTACTGTTTATTTCAACTTGACTGGCACTTACACCTGTAATGCCTTCACAAGCATATTGTACTACTTTGTGTAGTTTGTCGATATTTAAATCTTCAAGGGTACCGTCTCGTTTTCTTACTTGCATAATCAATCCTTACTGACTGTCGACTAATGCTTTAAATTCTGTGAACCCGCCAATCTTGTCGCCATCTACAATAATTTGTGGGAATGTTCTTGCTGTTGGGAATGTTTCGAACAACTGTTCTCTTGTGAAATCTTCATCTAACATTTTGTATGTTAGTTCATATCCTTTTGACTCTGCTAGTGCTTTTGCTTGAATGCAGTATGGACATTGTGGTTTGCTGTATATTTCTACTATCATTTACTTTACTATCCTTTGTATGTCTGAATTCTTTCCTATCGTATTAAAGATTAGAAAATCTTCCTTAATGTTATTATAATTATCTATCTTGCCAGGTGTAATATTAAAACATTGATTGTCTATCATAAAAACTAATCCTGCTTGACCAGTGATATGATTATCTACTATATGCCAAGTTGCATTATTATAGCACACTTTATCTAGTGCTGTCAATGTATCAAATAATAAAAGATTAACTCCGCTGTAACAAAACATTTTGTTTGTTAAGATGTCCCAGCAATCGGGCCAGGACTTGTGAGTGTAATAATCAAAATTGTTACTATCATATTTAACCAAATTGAAACTTTCAACTATGGTTTCAGGGGAACTAGAGGCGTGAATTTCTCTGAACTCTCTCCAGGCGTCTAATCGTTTTTGAGGTGTTGTAAATCTATCTAATATCATCCAAGCCATTTACGGACAATAAACTTCATATTAACAGTTTGTCCTGTGGCATTGGTTGTACTAGTTACAATATTTGAACCGGAGAAAGCAACACTAAATGTTACTCCTCCTGATATACCATTGGATATTTCTACCCCTTGGTCATCTAACGATGCTACTGAGTTTGTGCTGTCTGCTGTGATAAATAATTGTCCTGTTTTCCTGTAGTAAGTTGAACCGCTCACATACTTTAAACTGTATTCTACTACCACTACATCATTGATTGTGCTATCAAATGTTAAGTCTGCATTTGTAGTTGGGCCACCATTCAAAATACTTGTTTGTAAAGGTTGGCTAAACAATGTTGCTGACTGTACAGATGCTAAACCAGTTAGTAGTTTCAAGTTAGTGTTAAGGTCCATTAAGCCTTGTATCTCTGAACTTGTTGTTTCGTAGTATAACTTATTGGCTAAGTCTACAAAGTTCTGTGCTTCACGTTTACCTAAGAATGTAATCTCTTTGGTGTCTGTATTAATAGATGGTGAGTAAACACTTGTATTAGCACTAGCAGGGTTTCTTGCATAGTAACCTGCATATTGTACATCATTAACAACATTAACTGTGTTAGAGCCTACCAAGTCATCTAAATATTTTTCAAGTTGTCCTTTGATAGAATTATCTGCTTTACTTACTGTACCACCTGACATCTGCAAATTACCAGGTATATTATCAAATGTAATATCTAACCCTGTATCACTTGACAAATAAATTCTATTACTGTTATTAGGTACTTCATATGCCTTAATAAATGTGTTAGCACTATTAACCGCACTTACAATTGAAGTTACAGTACTTAATCCGTTAAGACTGATAGTGGCATTGTTGTTTACATTTGCTGTTTCTTTGACAATGATGTTGTCACTCCCACCAAGTGGTGAACCCAACGATATGTTTGCAGTAGATTCAACGTAAGGTGATAAATGTATATTAGAGTTAAGTGCTATCCAACCTGTTGAATTTACACTATCAAAAACTATTTGGTCAGTTGATACTTGTCTATGTGTTGGTACACTATACTCTTCGTAAAAACCTTTCTTACCACTTGCTCCTATGTTACTCGTAGACTCTAACAGATGTCGCACAGCGACGTTTCCGTAGAAGTTTAGGGTAATAGTATCACTTGAAGCAGGTGTTTGCCCAAACTCAATCTTTTGTACGCCTGTTTGGTTTGTACTGCTTTCTATTCTATATTCGTTACTGCTTAAATCTTGTTTATTTGTTACAGCACTACCTGTAAGCATTTCCCCATTCTTCATAACAACAACATCAGTTGCAGTAAATCCTGTATTTGTTGTTTGGTTTTGAATAATAGTAGTATTCGTACTGTTGGTTATTGCTGTTCTGAATACAGGACCTGCGTACAAATGTCCTGCACTATCATTACAATCAAATGTAAATGAATCTGTTACACCATCAAACTCAGATGAGCCTAACTTTTTACTTGGTATTGTGAATCTTATAAAATTGTTGTTGATGAAGTTATTAGCATAAGTAACACCACTTAAAACATTGTTAACCGTTGCTACATTATGTTTAAGTCCAGTTGTATCATAGTCTGGATCTAATCCAATATATACTTCATTACTGTCTGTTGCTAATCCAATTTCACCTGGACGTAACGGAGAAGGTAGGTCTGCTTTTAAACCTCTTCTATTTTGAATCCTTGATATTACTATTTTTGCCACTTATTAAAACTCCTTTAGTGTAAGTATTTATCATTTCTGGAGTTTGTAATAATCTTCTAATCTTAGTAACCATTTCTTTGTGTACTCTTCGAATTCGTCACCTTCTATTGTAAACTCTTTGAAATCTCCTTCTCTGTCTATCATAAAAATAGTTACTCTGTTGATATCTGTATCAAACATTTCATTGTGTGCAATAGCATAAGCACACCCCTGCATAAAATAATCTTCAATCCATTCACGTTTTTTAATCTTTCTTGCAGTCTTAAAGTCTATGATAGTAGGTTTGCCTTCGTAAACTCCTATACAGTCACTAGTTCCAGCAAATAATCCTTTTGCAATTAATCCTACTTCAACACCCCATATCTCATCTACTTTGCTGACACCTTCAGTAATCATATTGTTTACCATAGGTCTTGCCATCTCTGAAATCATATTGTTTCCTTTGATTTCGTACTCTTCGCCCAGTATGTATTTTTCAATAGCATTATGTACCTTGGTACCTAAGCCTGCGGCTTCCGAACTGATTCTAGTTGCTTCTTGTTCCCCAACACGTTTACGCCAAGCAATTAAACCTGACTTATCTCCTGTTGCAGATAGTATGGTTGTAACACTAGGAACAGGATTGTTATCCTCACCAGTGTATTGTCGTTGTCCTGATTTTGCTGTTACTCGTTTTAGAGCGGGGTAGTTGTATTTCTCTTTGAGAAGACTTACCAAGTTATTGTCCATATAAGTGTGTTACCTGTTGTTGAGTTATTACTTATACTTACCGTATATCCTAAATCAGTGAAGTGTTTTTTGACTACGTTGATTTGGTCACTCTTGTTTGCGTCTGTTGTAACACCATTATATGCTTGGTAGTATGATACTCCTGAGGTAATGGTTGTGCCTGTGCTAACACTAACTGCTAGGTTGCCGGCATCTACTTGGGTTAATACGTTGGCTTCTAATGCTCGTATTTCATTGAGTACAAGTGTACTATTTCTAGTTCTTCTTCTTGCTGTTGTGGCATCTATGAAAACTGTACTCATACTAGGTCATCCTTAATACCTGCCATAGCATTATCATTTGCTATATCATTGACTCTATCGCCTAATTGGTCTTGTCTTTCTGCAGAAATATCTTGTACTTCTGCTTCAACATCAAGAACAACTTCGTTGTCACTTACAGATTTAACTGCAGGTATATCATTTAAAATTGTTTTTAGATACTCATCATCTATACTGTGATTCATATCTGTAAGATTTGTTATAAGTTTGTTAAAGTCTAGGCTAAGAAGTTTTTCTCCTTTAGCAAGAAATATCATATCACGAACGTCTGACTTCAAAGCGGCGTCAGAATCTAACTCATTAATGATATTAAAGAGTCTCATTACTTGAGTTCTCTTCCTAAAGGATCATCTTCAGGCCCTGCATTAGCATCTGCTCCTGCAAAGGCGTCAACTCCCCCCATTCCATCTAAATCGTCTAAGTTATCTAAATCGCTTACAGCATCTATGTCTGCATCTGGATTTTCCATATCCATTGAAGGCATTGCTTCTGATCCAGTTACTCCGCCTATAGCACCATCGACTTGCTCTTTGGCATCTTTCAATTGACCTAATAGTCCTTCTAATGCTGAACCAACTGTTTCACCAAATGGTTGTGCTTTCTCAACACCTAACTGACCTCTCATTTGGTCTACAATAGCAGGTAGGTCTTCATTGAATGCTCTACCTATATCTTCTACTGCATCTTGTATTTGGTCACTTAATGCTCTTGCGGCTATTACTACTTCTGCTTCTTCTACTTCTACGTCTTCAGTAATAAACTCGTCTGGGTTGCTATCTATATATTCGTTAATTAATTTAAGTGTTTCTGCTAACTTTGTTTCGTCTAAACTTCTTAAGAACTTCATTGCATCAGGAACAGATGCATCAATGCCTTTGCTTTTTAAGATTGAAACCATTGCTTTTGCCTGTGACCTATCATCACCTGAAGCACTTGATCCTAATTTTCTATAGGCGTGTTTATACTTAGGTAATTTTCCATCAACTGCATCAGTGTATTCACTACTTGCAACTTCTTCTGCACCTGCTTCTTGTAAATTGCGGATGTGCTCTTGTATCATTTCACCAAGTTTAAACATAATCATATCTGCTGGATATCTTACAGGCATAATCTCGTAAGATTTTCTAGCACTATCCATTGCTTGGTCATAATCATCACCAGTTGCCATACAACCTAGTGCGTGGTCTTTTAATTCACTTAGACATTGCTCGTAAACTTCTCCTTCAAAGTACATACCTTCTGCTAACATATTTGCATAAACTGATTTAAGCATAATGTTCTTAGCATACAATGGGTCACGTTGAAACGTTGGAGAATTTGCTTTAATATTCACAATGTTCTCTTCAGTTGCTCTAATGTTTTCTTGAAGTTTTTTCAATGAACTAACTTGAACATTATAACCGAATTGTTCTTTAAGGTCTGTAGAAATTTTAGATACATTTTCTAAATTACTATTTTTAAATTCTTTAACTAACATAATAGATTCCTTAATATATTGTAAGTATTTATCTATTATGCAAGTTTAAAAGATGTTTTCAGATAAACTTTCTATATTCATAATAGCAATTTCTAGTTTTTCTGTGCTTACTGAGTGCTTTGCAACGTAGATATCGTACTTATCATCGGTGTATGGGTCTGATTGTTCCATTAGATGTTCATATAATGATACTTCTGCTAATGCACTTACATATTTTCTTTCTAAAACTAACAGTTTTTCGATGGTATTATCTTCTTCTGTGAAGATTTGTGCATTCAAACCTGCGGCAATAAACCTAGCAACACCTACTAGCAATATACTTGAGTGTACATCTTCATCATCTTTGACACTATAAACTGTATATGATTCGTCATCTTCTATGCACCAATCAAACATTTCGTTTGAGTGTACATAGTCCTCGATTAAAGACTCTAATAGATTAGATATAGTTTTTTTGTTTGACGTGTTTGTAAGCATTTGTACCATCCTTTAGTTTAACTAATTTCACAATATCTCTTTGACGCATTTGGTCTAATAGATAATGTTCCCTTTCTGCCAATCCTTTTTTTGCGATTGGACCGAATTCTTCTAATCTCTCAAATAACTGAGACTCTTGACTGTTTAAAAATGTTGTATAGCCTTTACTGTTAGTTATACTTCTCATTTGTCGTAGATGCCTTTTCCTATTGCACCTTTAATTGATGTATGCTTACTTTTCTTCTTTGAAGGCTTTCTTTTAATTATGTTTCCGCTGTTCATATTGTGCGCCACACTGGCTACTGCACCTGCACTAGTGGCTCCTGCACTAGCACTTTCTTCTATATTATAGTACATTTCAAATACTTTGTCAATGTCTTTTGCCTTCATAATACTATTTATTCAATTTAGTGTAGACGGTCTACAAGTTTTGCAATATCTTTAACCTGTTTTACATAGTCTTCTGTTTCATCTGACAGTAAAAAGTAAACATATCTAAACAAGTCTTCTGGAGCAAAAATAAATTTTGTTGCTAATGCTTTGTCAAGTTGTTGATTTACTTGTCGTTTTATTAAGTCTCCCATTTCCAATGTCTGTAACTGTTTAATAGAGTCGTCTATTGCTATAAGTAATTCTTCTGATTGTTTATAAGATTCTATAGTAGATATTACGTCACCTTTACTTGTTGTTTCTTTTAACTTTCTAAAAAACTCATTAGTAGTTTCAACTCTAACAGGAAGTTTTTCTGCATAGGAATTAAATACTGCAAGAAAAGTTTTTATTACATCTATACTTTCATCTATAGATTCGTATGCTTTGTCTGGTAATAACTTTAGTAAGTATGTTGACCTCATTATTGCTTTGATTTCGTGGTCACGTTTGTCTTTTGCATCAGGAAACTCTGGGTAAAGTTCATCACCTGTTAATTTGTTTAGTTTGATGTCTACACCTTTTTGTTGGTCAAAAGCCACAACTCTGTTAGGGTAACGTTTAATCAAACTACTCCACATTCTCTGTGCAGATGGTGTTTGAGTATAGTCTGAATATAACGGCACATTCTTCCAGGCACTAAAGGCAATGTACAGTTTCAATGCTCTGCCTTGTCCTTGTATACTAGGATCTAATGCTGTTGTTAAAACTTTGTAGCCGTCCTCATAATTTTCCAATGTTAAGTATCCTAAAATTTCTTTGTTATACTGAGGACTTTTTGGATCTTTGTTTGTTGGTCTTCCCAAAAAGAAATCCTTAACTTTCTGCATAAATGTCTCTTTGGGTATAGTACCAATCATTACGTTCTTTACATAAAAAATAAACAGTTTACCATCTTTGTACCATACTTCTGTAGGACTTTGTATAGTAGGTATAGGGCCTAAACTTGTACCTGCGGCATAGGATTTCTCAGGATCGTAATCATATTTAGGTGTTGTGTCTGTTGAAGCAATACGATACGCATTTGAAGGAACTCCTTTAAAACTATCAGCATCTTTTTTATATGGTGCTTCAACCAAAGTATTCAGTTTGTTCTTCCACTGTTGCTCTTTGCTTTCTGTTTGTTTTGTATCTTGTAGTCCAGGGTGGTCATTTAATTCTTCTACTGAAAAGTTAGATACTTTTAATACTGTAACTGCATCTACTTTTAATCTTTTTGCGGCTTCTAATCTATGATGTCCATTAATAATTCTGTTGTCTTTGTCTATAATAATAGGCTTATCTTTATACTGTGGATCTTTGTTGCCATAAAAGTCGTTCATTACTTTTAAAACTAAATCTGGTTTTAAATCTTTAGGATCCTGGGATGGTACAATATCATCTCTACTAAAATTATCTAATCTTTGATATTTTATACGATGCTTAATTAAATCAGGCTCTTTGACTTGTACCATATTCTTTCTTTCTATTCTTTTACTAAAAATTTTATCAAAAGCATTTTGGTCATACATTTCTTTTGCAATATCTTCTTCTAATGATTCTGATAACCTTATCACACCACAAGCAACTCTGTCACCTGCATTGCCTGTTTTTAAACTTTCGTCATCTCCACCATTGCCTAAGTCGTCTTCATCTTGATGTAAAACAAATGCTCTGCCAACTACACTATACTCGCCTACTAGGTCTATCCTAGGAGCAACTATTTTAAATTTTGCAATGCCGTCTTGGTCTGCAACCACATTACCTAAATCTCCTATATGTCCTGATTTAATATCACCGTGGTCAACACCGTGTGGGTTGTAATGCCCTCCTGCACTTTCGCAACCTTTACTGAGGTCACCAAATTCGTGTATGTGAAATCCGTGTTTGCCTGGAGTTAGTCCTTTAAAGATACCTTTAATAATTGTTTCTTCATCGGGTTTTTGTGTTACTGTAGCATAGCCTGTAAAGCCGTCTATTGACTTATGTTCAAATTCGCATACTGCTTTAACAGTTTCTTGTGCTTCTGTAATAGCATTTACTTTGTCGCATTGGCACTTTAACTCTTTTGTCCTAGGACACTTATCGACTACTATGCTTTTAAGTCTCAACTTAAACTCCTAGGTTAATTTTTGTTAGTTGTTCTTTTGGCATTCTGCTTTTTGCAAAATGTCTTACAATTTCTCTAGCATCACTCTTTGCTCCATACCTTGCGTGTAAGTCTTTAAATGCGTCTAACATTTCAGGAACTGGTAATGCCACAAAGGCTTTCATTTGTAATTTATAATTGTTTACTGGAAATTCTACAGACAATATATCATTTATATCTTTTACTCTATCTACTTCAGTCATCATTAATGATTCACTAATTGCGTTTGCTTTGATTGTTAATTTTAATTTGTTTGCTAACTCTTCGTTTGCTTTCTTCTTGCCACCTTTCATATTTGCACACCATTGATACATTTTGCCTTTCTCACCACTATACTTTTTAGCCTTTGCTTTCAAATCAGTAACTGAACCTTTACAACTGGCTCCTGCTTTCTTTACTCTGCCTGGTTTGCTTTTACCTTTCTTTTTACCGTCAGCGAAATTTTCGTCCATTTGATCTGGGTCTATAGGCTCGTATCCTGTAGCACTATGACTGAATAATAAATCTCCTGGGTCTTCATACCCTTCAAAATCTACAGGATTATATTCAGCATCAGTGAGGTACCAATAGTCTTCCTTAAAGTGTTGGCTGTCACCATCAGTGTTTTGACGTATAACATACACTTGATTGTCGTTACCTATTATCTCAATATCTGTATCTACAGCGGCACCGTTTAACCATTCTTCGTATGCTTTTTGACTTCTCTGTGGCGAGAACAAAGGCTTCACTGATTGTGTATTCAATCCTACAACATTTTCGTTCTTTACACAATTAGGAACTGTTTTACCAAACATCTTTTTGGTGCCTTTCTTCTTGTATCCTTTCCAGCAACGTGTTCCTTCTAATACTTTGGATTCGCTTACAATACGCAACTGCTCTTCTAAAGGCAGTTTATCAAATTTAGCAAACACACTTTCATTACCTTGTCTACGAGTAACTGCTAATGCATCTTGAAAACTTGCAAAAGGACCGTTTTCCATATCACCTCGATTTATTAAAGTTCCTAACACCTGCGATTTGAAAACAGCATCATTGCTTGGATTGTTTAAAAATCCTACTAGGTCATTTACAGAACCTCTTGCCA